AGAGCAAACTGTTGGCTATGGTTATTTAGTTTCTGAGAATATGATTATTATGCCTGGACATTACAAGGATATTAAGTTTGCTTATACACCTGGTAGAGTTGAAATCGAATTTCTTAAAGAATGGAAGGTTCAGAACTTTGATTCAATTGCAATCTACCGAGCTCGAGAAGGTGTATTAACTAAAAAGTCTTTAAAGTTTTTACCATTGGATTTGCCACAATCAAACTTTCAGGGGTTGTTGACTTGTAAAAGTTTTTTTCAAGTTCTTGCTGTTGAGCATGATAAGAATAAGAAAATTATGACTTATAAAGCTGAAAGTGTTAAGGGTGATTGTGGGCAACCTATAGTTTCGACTGATGGAAAGATAGTCGGTATTCACGTTGGTGTTTTGAAACACATGAAGAGTTCTGAAGTAGCAGTAGGAATTCCTTTTGATGGTAATATGATACGTGATATTAGAGATTTTATTAAGCCTTCCCAGGCTTTTTAGAGTCTCATCCAATATTTCCCCAAGTTGTCGTGCGACCTAGTTCTCCTCTGAGAAATTTTAAGCATATTCGGTATGTAGGTATGTTGATGAATAAGAAATTGAGGTACAAGACTCAATATTATCCATACATTACTAACTATGAGTATGAAAATCATTCTCAAACTGGTGAGAGCTACTCATTAGCACAACTTGGATCGTTGGATGAGTTATATGATAGGTTAGCTAAATATGATATTGATGATTTACCACTTGACTTGCCAGCTGCTAAATTCGCTGTCACTTATTTCACATCTATGGTAGGCAAGTGTTTTGTTGTTCCTTTAGAGGATGCTTTTGATAAAATGGATAAAACCAAGAGTATCGGGCATGGTGCAACAACTAGAGGTATTTTTTCTAGAGAGGATCCTAGAATAGTTGATTACCTCAATGATTATAGAAATGCTAGTATTAGTCAATGTCATTTTGTTATTATTAGTGCAAGTCAGAAAGATGAAGTTCGAGTTGTAGGAAAGACCCCTCGTTTGTTTGCGTCTTTTCCTCCTGAACATACCTTTTTGTGCACACATATTTTAGGAGATTTTGTCAGGCACTTTGTTGAGCATCGTGTTACTACTGATCAAAGTATCTCAAGTGTTGGAGATGCACCTCAAAATGGAGCATTAGTTTATTATAAGTATCTCCTAGATAAGTTCCCTTATAAGTATTGTACTGATACATCTGGACAAGATTCTTCTGTTTCTGCTGAATTCCTTCATTTGGTCTATGATGAGATTGCTAAGCTTTATGACTTTACAGAAGAAGAAAATCAGCTTTTTGAGTGTATACGTTTTAATAGTATTAATAAGTTGATTAATGTTAATGGTGATTTATTTATAGTTCCTAGAGGGTTAGGTAGTGGTGACTACTTAACAATTGTCATTAACATAATGTGGAGATTTTATATGATTGTTGAAAATTATAAATACGACGTATCAGATATTCTTCGTGATAATAGAATAATAATCTGTGGTGATGATTTAGTTATGTCCTCAAAACATAAAGATCTTGATTTGAGTTCTAAATATGCAGTTATTGAATGGGCTCATAAACCTGTTGAGTGGAAAGATATGGATTTTTGTTCTTTACGTTTTGAACCTGA